GCATCCTCTGGGAGGGCCTGGCCCGCGTCGCCGTCGCGGTACCGCAGGAGCCGGGGGAGGCCGTCGCCGGGTTCCTGGCAGGGATCGACCCCGCCGCGCTCGAGCGGGCCGCCCTGGACCGGCCCGATCTGGACGGCGGGAAACACGGTGTCACCGCGGCGATCCTCCAGCAGCTCGCCGACTGGGCGCAGGGGAAGGACGCGTGATGGCCGGCCTCGACAGTGTCCTCGCGGGTGTCGGAGCATGGATCGGCGCCAACCTCCTCCTCGACACCGTCAGGGTCACCCTGCCCGCCACCGGGGACCCCGTCCTCGACCCCGACACCGGTGGGTTGACCCGCCCCGAGGGCGACCTGCTGTACGAGGGGCTGGGGGCGGTGCAGCCGACCGCGCAGTCGGAGATGTCCGCCAACCCCGGTGCGCTCCAGCCGTGGACGATGGAGACCCGCTCCCGGTACCGGCTCCTGACCCCGCTCTCCGCGCCGATCCCCCCGATCGACGCCCTCGTCACCGTGGTCCGAGTCCACAACCCGGACAACACTGCGCTGATCGGCCGGACGTGGACGTGCCAGGACCCCGGCCGAGCCGGGACGGTCGAAGTCGTCCGGATCACCCCCCTCGACCAGAACCAGGAACCACAGGAGGGAAGGTCGTGACGCCGGAGGAGCTCGCAGACCGGTTCGAGCGGGCGGCAACCCGGATTGGGCCGGCCATCGCCCGCGGTGTCGAGCACACCGGGACACTGGGGCAGGCCCGTATCCGCGGCAACGCTTCCGGCCGGCCCGGGCCGAACGTCATCACCGGCGCCTACCGCAACTCGTGGCGGACCGAGACGCGCCGCCTCCCGTACGGGGCGCAGTGCACGCTCGGCACGGATGCCCCGCAGGGCCGCCGCCTGGAGTTCGGGTTCGTCGGCGCGGACAGTCTGGGCCGCCAGTACGCGCAGCCACCCTTTCCGCACGTCCAGCCCGCGCTGCCGTTCATCGGGGCGACCCTCATGGCGCAGATGCGGCTCGCGCTGTCGGAGGTGCTGCTGTGATCAGCAACCGTGCCGTCACCAGCGCCCTCGCCGCGCTCCTCGCGTCGAAGACCGGGAAGCCCGTCGGGAAGGGCCGCAAGCCGGACGGCAGCCCGGCCGCCTACTACATCCTGTGGCGCATCGACCGGCAGACCTCAGGTGCCCCGTTCTCCGACCTCAACGAGGACGCCACCCTGATCTACCAGCTCACCTGCGTGTCCGGACCCGACAAGAACACGTCGGGATCGTTCGGCACCCAGGACCAACTGGAGTGGCTCGAGGACAAAGGGCGGGAGGTGTTCCTCGGCCGGGACCCGAACACCGGGCTGTGGCTGCACCCGCTGATCATCCCCGGCGTCAAGGTCATGGGCCGGCGGCCGGACGTGGAAGCAGGGGGAACACCTGACCCAGCAGATGGAATCATGAGCAGTGCCAGCAGATACGCACTGGATCTGACGAGCACCTGACCGACGGTCAGGCTGTACAACCGCACCGCGGCGGGACCCCACGCGGACGCCACCAGGCAGGTGGCCGCCACCCATACACACCGTGTAAGGGGCCGGGTCTCAGCGACCTCGAAGGCCCCGGGACCAAGGGGCCCACCTATGCCGGTCAAGAAGTACATGCGGCGCGGCACGTCGAAGTTTTACTTCGTGCCGACGATCGCCGCCACCACCATGATCCCCACTCGGACCGAGCTCACCGCCGGTACCGAATTCTCCGAGTACATCGCGGCGATGGACGGCTGGACCGTCACCAACAACGAGATCGAAACGCCGAACATGGCGGACACCTACGACTCGACGATCCCCGGCTCGGACAAGGCCGACACGTCCACGTTCACGTTCTACGAGGACGAGGTCGACGCCGACCTGGAGACGACGTTCGCCAAGGGCACCACCGGCTACGTCGTCATCCTCCGCAAGGGCGACGTCCCCGCCAACAACTCGATGGACATCTTCCCGATCCGGGTCGCCTCCCAGTCGCCGCAGTACACCGCGGACAACGAGGCCGCCAAGTTCATGGTGACCTGCTCCATCACCTCCCGTCCCGTGCAGGGCGCCCCCGTGCCCACCGCGACCTGATCGGGCGCATCTTGCCCCTCAACTCCCGGCCGGGCACGCCTTGCGTTGTCTGGGAAGGGGCGCTCTGTGCGCCCGGCCGGGGCCCTTCCCTCTGACGGAGACCCCACATGAGCACCAGCACCAAGACGCCCCCGCCCCCGCCGGCCGCTGTCGCTGCGGACGCGCACTGGTCGGCGAAGATGGAGCGCCTGCGCTCCCGTCCGCTCGTCCAGGCCGTGTTCCGGGTGTGCGACGACCCCGAGGTGCGGGACCGGTACGCGCGGGCCGTACGCGCCGAAGAGGTCGCCCGCACCTACGCCGAAGCCAACCCCGACGACAAGACCGCCGCCATCGAAGCCGCGGCGGAGGCGGCCAAGCTCGCGGAGGCCAAGCAGGCGTACGAGGACGCGTCGGTACCGCTCACGTTCCGGGCCCTTCCCCGGCCCGCCTACGAGTCCCTCCTCAAGGAACACAAGCCCAGCGAAGCGGAGGCCGACGAGGGCCAGGAGTGGGACGAGTCGTTCCCCGCCGCGCTCATCGCCGCCGCCTCCGTGGACGGCATGACCCAGAACGAGGCGCAGGAACTCCTCGACACCTGGTCTCTGGCGGAGGCCAACGCCATGTTCAACGCCGTCTTCAACGTCCAGCAGACGACCCGCGCAGACCTGGGAAAAGGCTGACCGAGGATGCCCGCCTGCGTGCCGAACTCGCCCTGTGCCACCAGTGGGGGATCCCTCACTCCCAGTTCCGGGGCATCGGGGACGGCACATGGACGGCCCGGGACCGGGCCAAAGCCCTCGCCTACGCCGACTACCAGCGCAGCATCTGCCCCCACTGCGGCACCCGCGAATCGGACTGGCTGGACGAGGACGGCCGGTACACCGACGCCTTCGTCGCCGTCACCCACAAGTGCTTCGGCTGCGAAGAGATCGCCACGAAACAGAAGGAAGTCCCGGAGGGGCAGGCCGGCGCCGGAATGAAAGTCCTTCTGCTGCCCGCCCCCGTGTGGGCGGCGCAGCGCATCGCAGACGAACTGACCACCTGACACACCAGAGGCGAGGGAAGGGAGGCCACCAGTGGCGAACTGGAACCTCTCCGTGGACATCCGCGGCCACGGCAACGACCTTGCCCAGTCCCTGAAATCGTCTGCGAAGCACGCCCGCAGCCTCGGAACAGCGGCCCGCACCGCCAAAACCGAGGTGCGGGAACTCGGCACCGCCTCCCAGAGCGCGGGCCGGCACATCCGCACCCTCGGCTCTGAGGCCCGCACCACGGCCCGGCGCCTGGACGCGCTCGGCAACAACGCCCGCAGTGCGGCCCGCCGGCTCGGGCAGTACGGGGACGCGGCACAGCGCGCCCACCGGCACGTCAACACCCTGGGAGACCAGTCCCGCACGACCGGCCAGCAGTTGGCCCGCATGTCCGGGCAGATCGACGGCGCCGTCCGGGACCTGCTGCGCCTCGCCCAGGCAGCGCAGCGCGCCGATGCCCGCCTCGCCCGCGTCGGAGGGCCCAGCGCGGCCGGGATCCGGCACGCCCGGGAGGAGACCAGCCGGCTCCGCGACAGCATGAAGTCCCTGGCCGCCCTCGGAGCAGGGGTCGGCCTGACCCTGGGGGCTGCCGAGGTCGTCAAGGAGGGCAACGAGCTCACCCAGGCGATGAACGCGTTCGGGGCGACAACCGGCGCGACGCAGATGCAGATGCAGCGCGCCGCCGCGACCGCCGGCCAGCTCGGCAACGACCTGAAGCTGCCCGGGGCGACCGCTGCGGACGCTGCTGAGGCGATGGTGGAGCTCGCCAAGGCCGGCTTCCGCACCGACCAGGCCATCAGCTCTACCCGCGCCTCCCTGGTCCTCGCCTCCGCCGCCCAGGTCGACGCTGCCGACAGCGCCAAATATCTGGGCGACATGATGGACCAGTTCGGGATGGGCGCCGACCAAGCCGGTGTCGCCGCCGACACCCTCGCCGCGACCGCGAACGCAGCCAGCGGTGACATCCAGGACATCTACTACGCCATGAAATACGCCGGCCCGGTCGCGCACGGCCTCGGTGTGACGATGCAGGAAGCGGCGGCCGGCGTCGGCATGCTCGGCAAGGCCGGCATCCTCGGGCAGACCGCGGGCACCACCCTGCGCGGCATGTTCGCCAACCTTGCCGCCCCGACCAAGCAGATGTCCGAAGGCCTCGACGACCTCGGCATCCACGCGTGGGACGCCCAGG